AGAATAGATTGTATACATCGTTGACTTACCTGACTGACGAGGTGATAAAAGAATGAAAAACCTGTTATCTCTCATCTTTCTCAACACTCGACGTTGATATGGTCTAAGTGGAATCTTCATTCTTCCTTTATCAGGGTGAACAATGAAGAAATACTCTTCTGCAAAGTGTAAAATGTTTTGGCTACACTTTTTAATTTCCTTTACCATCTTTGGAGTGTATTCGAATACAGCACCTGAAGTTGGTAGGTTAGGGTTATTTAGGTAAGTCTGTTTCTTTTTTAATGCACCTGACATATCTCTAAATAATATATATGACAAATGCACTTGGATCACGGGTGGTTGCAGTTTGTGAGGAATTCACAGATACGGTACTTTATGACGACATACATAAAAGTATTATTGTTAATTTACATAAGGAACGTTTCCCTACGTTGAGGAAAGAACTCAAAAGATATGGATATATGCTTGTGCATATGTCAAAAATGACCGAAACAGAATCTTTTACATGTGTTTTTTATTCCTTTTCGATTAAATAAAATATATGTCAAAAAAATCTCTATTGAATTTAGGTAAGATCTACGGTAGCATGCTCAATAATGTTCAGGTTGTTGAGGAAAAAAGCTTATCTAAAAAACAAGGCCCAGGCGATAAAGAACTTAATGATAAGGATGCAGCTAAATTACAAGATGGTGGTCCAACAGAAAAGGGTGGTTTTAAACCAAGTGAGATTGATTCTAACAAACTTTCTGAAAAAGATATTGAAGATAACATGTATGCAGGAAATGCACTCACTGCAGAAG